TATATGGGAAAAGGCTTGTGTGTTAGCTAATAGGGGCAAGATTGTGGAAAGAAGAGAAGAATTAAGGGCGCCTGTGCTAAAGAAAATTGGATATACGATAGAGAAGCACTTAGAGGAATTGTATAGTTTAGCTGAAAAAGCAGCAGAGGCTGGACAGTTCGCCCCAGCAATGCAAGCAATAACAAATCGTGGAAAATGCTCTGGGTTTTATATTGAGAAGGTGGACCATACGACTAACGGTGAAAGTATTTCGCCTACTAGGATCGAAATTGTAGCTCCAAAGATGGACGTAGAAAAATAATAAAGTTAGTAAGAGCTAGCGCGACGGTGCGAAAAGATGCTACCTTGGTATCCTGCTCTTGTTTTAATCAAGGATTAACTTAAGGAGTTAAAATGGCTAAAGTATTAGTAAAAGCAATATGTGTTGTGTGTGGAAAAGAGGTTTTAAGGGACAAGTATAATTCAAGGTACTGTAAAAAAAATGGTATTAAGGTTGCTTGCTCCTCCGCTTGCCAATCATTTATAAAAAAGAAATTGAACGCAGAAAGAGCTATCGGTAAAAAATATGGAAGGCTTACGGTAATTAGACAAGATATTGAATCAGAAGGACATTGCCGTGTTATTTGTGAATGTGATTGTGGCAACATCGTTAATAAACCATTACACTTATTGAAAAAAGGAAACACGTCTTCTTGTGGGTGCTTACGTATAGAAACGATGAAAAAAAATGGACGAGGTTTGAAACATGGTCTTTGCTACAAATACAAAAAAGAATATTCGGCTTGGTCTGATATGAAACAACGTTGCAATAATAATAAAAATAAGCATTATAAAGACTACGGCGAAAGAGGAATATTAGTTTGTGAGAGATGGAATGATTTTAAGCTTTTTTTCGATGATATGGGGTCTAAACAAGAGGAGCAAAGCATAGACAGAACGGATGTGAACGGAAATTACTGTCCTGAAAATTGTAGGTGGGTAAATAATGATCAACAAGCAAACAATAAAAGAACCCATCACAACATAACATATAAAGGATCTACTAAAAATATAACTCAATGGTCAAAACATTTTGGTTTAGGAGTTAAAACATTAAGCTACAGACTTTCTGCTGGTTGGAGCTTGGATAATGTTTTTAGTAAAGAAAAGTTTGCAAGAACAAATGCAACTTCAAGGATTGTTTAGCATGGAAAAAGTAGCCAGAATAGAACTACCTCCTAAACTATTACCTGTATTTGCTCCACCTAGAGGCAATGTGAGGTATCGTTGCGCTCATGGTGGAAGAGGATCAGCAAAAAGTTTTTCTTTTGCAATGATGGCCGCAATTTGGGGTTATAGAGAGACTCTTAGAATATTATGTGTTAGAGAATTTATGTCGTCGATTAAAGACTCCTTCTTTGCAGAGCTTAAAAATGTAATTAATTCAATACCTTGGCTATCCTCACAGTACGATATAGGTGTAGATTACATTAAAGGAAAGAACGGAACTTTATTTATATTCAAAGGTATCAGGAACAATTCATCTTCTATTAAGTCTCTTTCAAGTATAGACTTATGTATTGCTGAAGAATCAGAGCAGATTGGAGAGTCAAGCTGGCTAGACTTGGAGCCAACAATAAGAGCCCCTAAATCTGAAATTTGGTGCATTTGGAATGCAAAACTAGAAAACTCTCCAGTTGATAAAAGATTTATTAAAAATCCGCCAGATAATGCTTTAGTTGCTAAACTTAATTATTCTGACAATCCGTGGTTTCCTTCAGTTTTAGAGACCCAGAGATTAAGGGATATGGAAATAATGGATGCTTCTACATATCGGCACGTATGGGATGGAGCATATTTAAAGAATGATGAAGCGACAGTTTTTGCCGATAAGTGGGAGATAAAAGAATTTACGCCAGACAGGAAATGGGAAAGACCTTACCATGGATTAGATTTTGGTTTTTCTAATGACCCGACAGCAGGGTGTAAAGTTTGGATTCACGAGGAGAATTTATATATAGAATATGAAGCCTTTAAGATTGGTTTAGAATTGGATGACACGGCTTATTTCTTAAAAGAAAAAATCCCAGATATAGAAAAGCACGTTATAAGAGCAGATAATGCCCGCCCCGAATCAATAAGTTATTTAAAGCGTAAGGGCTTATCACGAATAGAAGCTTGCAAGAAGGGTAAGGGAAGTATTGAGGATGGAATATCTTTTATAAAAAGCCATAGAAGGATATTTGTACACCCCCGATGTAAAAATATAATAGAAGAGCTTTCCCTATATAGCTATAAAGTTGATAGAGTAACAGGGGATATTTCCACTAATATTGTTGATACTTTTAACCATGGAATTGATGCGATTAGGTACGCACTTGAACAAGCGATGAAAGCCTCTAGGATCGACTATTCAAAATTAATTTGACTTTCATTATTAACATTCATAAACTAAGGTAAAATAATTATTTACCTTGGTTTACTATGCTTAAGAAATTCTCTGATGGTATTAAAAATATAATAAATGATGTATATAATACAAGAAGCCCTCTAAATACAAATACGATAGTAGAAGAACGAGTTTCATATGAAACTTTAAGAGCTATGTATAAAACAGGTATAGGCTCAAAGATAGTTAGGTTAAAGTCTGGCGCTAGCCTTAAAAATTCAATTCAATTCGAAAGTGAAGAGCAAGAAATTTATTATAATAAAAAACTAAAGAAAGCTGTTAAAGAAGCCGTTAAGTATATGATAGGTTTTGGACGTGGGATTATAGTTTTATATAATAAGGGCGAAGATTTATCAAAGCCAAGACTTGAGCCATTTAATCCCAAGATTACACATTTAAAAGTTTTTTCTGGAGATATGGTTAGTGTCGCAGAAACTAGCCGAGATTTAATGCACCCAAGATATTTTAAGCCAATTTATTATAGTATTAGGGGATCTCAATTCCACTATTCAAGAGTCATAGATTTCACATATTACAATCCTACTGAATTTGATAGCCCAATTTATCAGTATGGAGGAATATCTGAATTTGAATTAATCCAAGATCAGTTTATTAGCGATAGTATTGTTGCGAGAGCTTCTGTAACTATTTTAGAAAAGAATGCTAGCCTATTCTATAAAGTTAAAGACCTTAAACAATTAATGATGGATGGAGATGAAGAACTATTAAAGCGATACATGGCAGAAATAGAGAACGGCAGATCAATATATGGGGCTGGTCTAATAGATGCTAATGATGATGCTTTTGTAGTTAATCAGAATCTATCTAACCTTGGTGATGTTGATACGATAACATTGCGTAGATTAGCGATGGTTACAGGAATACCTTTAGCAATCCTTATAGGAGAAAACGTTAAGGGTATGAATTCAACAGGGGATAATGAGCTAAAGATTTATCAAGATATGATTGAGGCTTTACAAGAAGATTATATTGATGAGCCTTTAAATAAATTATTTAACAAGCTAGGGTTTAAGCCTGTATCTTTCAAAGAAAATCAAGGTCGCACACCCGAGGATAGAATCGGCTTTGAAACTAGCGTTATTGATAATGCTTTAAAGCTTTACAACCTTGGAGAAGACTTTGAGGCATATTTAAAAGAATATGATGTAGTTACCGAAGAAGATTTAGATAATAAATTTTTTCCAGAGGTAGGAGATGAAGAGAACGCTCCAGTCGAATAAGCCAACAAATATAAAAGCGCCTTTACCTTTGAAGTCAGTAGAGAATGCTTTTGCTAGGACTTTAAAGCAGATGATTGATCAGATGCACACAAGATTTATTAACCAAGTAATAGATGGCATGAACAAGGGTACTATTGATAAATTCGAAGATTCACAGATTGGCAATTATGCTGAAATATTTCTAAATTTAGCCAAAAAAGTTGGGCGTAAGATATTAAGACAATTTTCTGATGATCGTATTGAGCGTATGGTTGAAGATATGACAGGTACAGTTAATAAAAGAAACCAAGATCTTTTATATAAAGCCATAGAGGATAAGATAGGCATATCAAGTAAAGAGTTAATATCTACAGAAGGGCTAACACCTAGTATAAATGCTTTAATATTAGAATCACAGCAATGGGTCAAGAAGCTTAGGGATGACACGCTAGAATATTTCACAAATACCACTCTAAGAGGCATGGCGGAAGGTAAATCTATGTCTGAAATTAGAAAGATAATGAGCGATGAAGCAGGCAAGCGTAAGTCTAATGCTGATATGGTTGCACGAACACAGATCGGAACATTTAACAGTCTAACAACAAAGATAAGAGCGCAGAACCTAGGAATTACAAAGGCTATTTGGGTAACTTCTGGAGATAATAGAGTCAGGAAAAGTCACGATGATAGAAATGGAAAGGAATTTAATCTTTCAGAAGGT